TGTTTAATAATTAAAAACTAACATAAAATGGCAATTCAAAACGCAACAGCAGTAACACTATCGATAGGTGCTGAAGTAATGGCTCACGCTACAAGTGCTTCTTTCTCTATTAGTAGAGATTTACGAGACTCAACAACTAAATCTTCTTTAGGGTGGCAAGAGAACCTAGCAGGTTTAATGTCGTGGGAAATGAGTGGGGATGCTTTCGTTGATATAGCAGCAACCGATGCTTCAATGGCAGATTGCTTTACTTTATTAACTACAGGAGTAGCTGTAGCAGTAGTATTTACTGTAGGGACTGCTGGAGATACTTATTCAGGTGAAGCTTTTGTAACAAGCATTTCATCTGATGCAGGTATCGAAGAAAACGCAACCTTCTCTTTATCTCTTACAGGGACAAAAGACTTAGAGCAAATAGAAGCATAGTATTAACAATTCAAAAAAGGTAGAGAATTATGAAAAAAGTAGAGATAGGTGGTCAAGAGAGACCGATTCGATTTAGTTATTTTTGTTTACAAGCAATTTGTAACAAGTTAGGTTTAAAGCTAAACGAACTAAATCAACTAGGAACTGAGATAGACCACATCGGAATTATCGCTTACTACGGATTAAAATACGGAGCAAGAAAAGCTGGTGATAAGTTTACTTATAAAATAGTAGACGTTGAGCAATGGCTTGATGATGAAGATTTTGGTAAGATTAGTGAAATTTTCGAAGCCTTTCAACTCGACCAACCTCAGAGCGAGGGAAAGTAGTTGAGGGAGAGGAAGTTAACTCTGACGAAGGTGATATAAATTGGGATAAACTTGAAGAGATAGGATTAGGACAGATGGAGTTAGCTTATGATGAATTATATGGGCTAACTCCTCGTTCTTTTAATAACAAAATCAAAGGTGCCCAAGCACTTAGGGATGAATCACTTAGAGAGAGCTGGGAGCAAACTAGAATCCTTATGGTGACTACTTTAATGCCCCACTCTAAAAAGAAATTAAGAGCAGAAGATGTGCTACCCCTCCCTTGGGATAATAAAAAATCTAAGAAGAAAATTACAATAGCTACCCCAGAGCAAATAGCAAAAGATGTAGCTCGTCACAAGAAAATACTACTTAAAAATAAATCTTAATGGGTTCAGTTAAAACCATATCGATAATTGTAGCTGCCAATATAAAAGGGCTAGAATCAGGTTTAGGTAAAGCAAATAAATCGCTTGCTAAATTCGCTTCGGGTGCAGCTCGTATGGGCTCAATGATGTCTTTTGGTATTACAGCTCCTTTAATGGCTTTAGGTAAATCAGCTTTCGATGCGTTCTCGAATTTCGAGGATGGAATGATGAAGGTTAGAGCTGTTACTTCGGCTTCTGTAGGTGATTTTAAAATGCTTACAGATGAAGCTAAGAGACTAGGAGCCACCACTCAGTATACGGCACAGCAAGTTGCTGACCTTCAATTAGTGTTAGGTCGTAAAGGTTTTGACCCTACCCAAATAAAAGGGATGGAACAAGCTATTTTAGACTTAGCTTTAGCTACAGGAGAGGATTTATCTCTAGCAGCTGACGTTGTATCTTCATCTATAAACGCTTTCGGAAAAGATGCTTCGGACGCTGCTTCTGTTGCCAACACACTCGCTTCGGCTGCTGCAAACTCTTCTATACAACTTAGCACATTTTCAACTGCATTCGGTCACGCTGGTGCATCTGCTAGTGCTGTAGGCGTTGATATAGAAGAACTATCTGCTATGATGGGTGTTCTTATGGATAATGGTATTAAAGCTTCTAAAGCAGGTACAGGTCTAAGAACAGCGTTCTCTAAATTAAACGAAGAAGGGGTACCATTTAAAGAAACTTTAGATAAGTTGTCTAGTGGTCAAATGACCCTAAATGATGCGACTAAATTAGTTGGTCGTACAGGGGCAAATCAATTACTGATATTATCTAAGAATAGAGATAAGGTTAAGGAGTTAACCAACGAGTATAAAACAAATACAGGCGAATTAGCTAGAATGGCTAAACTTATGGGTTCTACGGCGAAAGCTAAAGTAGCCTTAATGGGTTCGGCAATAGAAGGAATGAAAATTGAGGTAGGAGCTTTGTTATACGAAGCTATAACTCCTATTATAAAAGGAATTACAGACTTAGCTACTAAATTTACGGATTTAAGCGTTAAAGCTAAGCAAAATATAATAATATTTGGTGGTATTATAGCTGCAATCGGACCTGTATTACTGATAGTCGCTGGATTGACTTCGTTGTTTGGGGTTTTAGGTACAGTTATAGCAGCTTTGACTAGTCCTATTGGTTTAGCTATTGCTGCTATAGTTGCTATTCCTATTGCACTAAAGTATGTTTTAGATAATTGGGATGCTTTTGCTGAAAGGTTAGGTGATTGGAGTTGGTGGAAAAACGCTATAATTCAAGTTTTACAATGGCTTGTTGAGTACAACCCTTTTAATCTTATATTAGAGGGTGCTCAAAAGTTATACGACTTTTTAGGTATAGAATCTGAGGTGTTTAATCCGTTTGATGGATTAGTTGATTCTTTAGAAGGGTTAAAGGACGAAACTAAGGAATATAAGACTGAATTTGGTAGCTTAATGGATTCTATCAAAGATGGATTAGATGGTTTAGGTGTTGATTTAAGTTCGTTTAATATATTTGGAAGCTCAGGTGGTGGTTCAGTAAAACCGATAGAACTTCCTGTCATTCCAACAATAGATACCAGCTCGGTAAGAGATTTGGAAGATGAATTAGACGAAGAAGATGTTGAAATAGAAATATCTGCTAAAATGAAGTTTGAAAGCTTTATGTCTGATTTAAGTAAAAACTTAGAGGGAGCTGCTTCTGCTGTAACTAAGTTCGCTGACAAGTGGGGAGATGCAATCGGAATCGGTTTAGATGTAATTAACCAAGGTTTAGACAACCAAATGGTTAAGTTAGAAAACAACTACGCTAAAGAGTCTGAGTTGATAAATAACTCAGCAATGAATGACGAGCAAAAAGCAGCAGCTCAGAAAGTATTAGATGATAAAATGGCTACAGAAAAGGGTAAAATCCTTCGTAAGCAAGCTATAATGGAAAAGGCAGCCGCTTTAATTTCTGCTACTATAAATGGTGCTCAAGCGATTACAAAGGTAGCTGGTCAAACAGGTATCGGAGCGATTGCAGCAGCCCCAATGATGTCAGCTTTAGTTGGTGCTCAGATAGCTATGATTGCTGCGGCTCCAATTCCTGCGTTCGCTCAGGGTGGACTTGTTACAGGAGCTACAATGGGTCTAGTAGGTGAAGGTCGAGGAACTACGATGAGTAATCCAGAAGTAATAGCACCTTTAGATAAACTTAAAGGAATGCTAGGTGATTCAGGTCAACAGTCGTATATTCCTAACGTAACAATTTCGGGTGATGATTTATTGATAGTATTCGATAGAGCGACCCGAAGAAAAGAGAGAAGATAAAGAATGGCTACTTACGGAAGATTAAGAGACACTACTATATTAGGTCAAGCAGGAACTACTTGGTATGTTCAATTGTGGAAAAAAGATTACACAGGAGCTTCTAGTGAGATGACTCTTGGCGGTGGCGGTTTCGATGTTATATGGTCTGGTCAAGGAGGAACGAGAGATAGACAATTCATTAATTCAGAGTGCGTATTAGATTTCATATCTATAAACGAAACTGACAATGACTTACTGTACGATATTTTCAACAAAGGAGATAGACAATATTTCATAAGAGTTTACAAAAACGGACTTGCTAAATCTAACATTTGGTGGTTTGGTTGGATTCAACCTTCGTTCTCTAAACTATTAAACGATTCATTTCCTTACAACTCATCAATAACAGCGACCGATTCTATTGGGACTTATTCTAAGCAAGCTCAATCGTCTTTACCTGAAGCTGACTTCTCGTTATCGTTTCCTGTAAATAATCACATTAAAGATTTCGGAGACGATTCAGGTATTTACAACTCTCTTGTAGATTTATTATCAGATGGAACTTTCCCTTTACCTAACGTAAATTGGAACTACGCAACATCATGGGTTATACCTAGTGGTGGAGGTAGTATCGATTACGATGGTAGTTCGGGTACTTTAAGACAAACAGGAGTTTCTATAACTCAAGGGGATGACATTACATTCTCTATTACTATATTGAATTTAGCCGAAGGTGAGGTAGCTAACATTGCTATAACAAACGAGTCTGGTGATGTAATGTTACAACAAACAGCTTCGGTTTATCTTGACTTCTCAACTAATGGAAATCACATAGTATCAGGTGCTTCGTTAGAGTCTGCTACAGAAATAAAACTACAACCTCAAACTAGTGCTACGTCTACTTTTAGCGTAACAGAGGTATCTATAATCGATGGTTTAATATCAAACCCTTCACCTTGTCCGACTAATAACGATTGGTTTCAAACAAGCATAGATTGGTGGGCAAGTGAAAGTACATATCAATCTAACGACCCTTTTAACTTATATAGAATATCAAAATTACCATTCAGACCAGACCCTGAACAATTCCCTAGTAAGTACTTAAAATATGACGTACTAAAAGATTCGTTAAAAGTGTTTAACACTACAGGAGTTTTATCTAATGGTAAATACAATTTCATTCAACCAAACAGTTTACAAGATAATGATGCCGCTACCTTACCATTCTATAGCTATAAGGAAGGTGATGAGGGTGTTGGTACGTCTGTAAACAAAACGAATTTACTAGATGTAAACGGAACTATAAACGCTGATAAAGGTGTTGTTATGGCTGGTTCAACTATAACGTACGAACCTCCGTTTAAAAGTGTATCTGCTAAGTTTAAGAACGGGAGTGCTAATATACTTATACACCCTAGTACAGATTATTCTAATTATGGGTTTGTAGGGAATTTACAACAAGACCCTTCTGCCCCTGATGAAGCTTATATATTTTGGAACTTAAATTTACGGAACCAAGAAGTTTTAACGATTACCTCAATTGATAATATATTACCATCAAACGAATCTTTAAAAAAGCAATATTTCCACACTAAATTCACTTGGGATATAAAGATAGATGATGGAACTACAACTTATTATTTAACTCATAACCCAAACGACTCTAAATATCATTGGGTATTATCCGAACCTAACAATCAAAATTCAGCAGGATTTAGTGCTCCACCAAACTCCAACCCAACACAGCAAGTTCCGTTTAATTCAAGTAGTTCGTCAACGACTCCTTGTAATATGTTTAACGGTACAGGAGCTGATTGGGATTTAAAAACAGCTAGAACAAGTATAGCTCTTGGAATACAATCTGAATTACCTCCAATAACAGGAGCTGTTTCGGTTAAATTAAACGCTGTCAACTATTACTACTCTTGGCAAAACACAGGAGTTACAGGTGGGTTAACTTTACCTTACGGAAATCCGTTTAGTGTTTACGTTCAGTATTCACACACTTTTTATTACCCACCATCTCCTGTAACTGACTCAAATAGTTTATCTATAAACGATGAAGGAGAAGGTATTATTTACTTTTCAGAACAAACAGATATAATATCTGAAGAAAGTTTTGATTTCAAAGAACTAACAATAGGTTCTTCGGGAGCTACAGCAGCAGAAGCAAATAATGTTCAGTATTTAGATTCAACCTCAACATCAATGTCTGTATCGGGAGGGTTTAGGCGAGGTGGTACGGGTGGTTACGCTAACATAGCTCAATTATTATGTAGTGAGTTTTTATCGCTTCAAGTAGAGCCTTTAGAAATTTTACAAGCTGATATTTTCAGTCCAGATATAGACCCTATTAAAGTATTAAAATACTCTATAGATGATGATTTGGATTACAAATATTATTCATTCTTAGGTGGTAAATTCTCAGCACAAACCGAAACAATGAAGGGTGAGTGGTTTAAGTTGGGTGACCTTTATACAATTACGGACTCAGAAGAAGATATTCCTTATGAAGAACCTAAGTTATTAGATGTAAACGAAAATAAAATAAACGAACTTAGCACTAATCAAGGTAACTCACTAGATGAAAATTCTTTAGCGGCATCAACCACAGCTATAGTACCTAATATTTCTATAACTAAAATCACTATATCTGGAGGGTTAAAAGGTAAGGTTTATGATGGTCAGAAATTAGTACTAAACTCAAGAACAACACCAACCAACTTAATAGTAACGGTTAACGGAACTCAAGCAGTAGGAGTTACTCAAGTAAACATAAACGCTATAACCCCAACTTCACCGTTTGGAGAAGGTTCGACTCTATCCGTTCTTACTTACGACTTATCGAACGTAATTACAGGAGGTTCGTCAGGAACACCTTATGGAACACCTGATACCGTTAAAGTTAATATATCTCATAGTGAGTATGCTGCTTTAGATTTAGTCCCTAAAGTATTGATTCCTGCTC